AAAGAAAGGCCAACCCATACGCATAGTCCATTCTAAAGGTCTAGGCTCACCCTTTTCATCAATAATGAAAGCTAGGTCTACGAATCCAGTATGTCCGATATAACAGAGATAATCTTCAAAACGCTTGAGGGTGTCATTAAATAGGTTAGATGACAGGGTATATTTAAGCACTGTCCCTTGTTCACCAGTATTACAACCGTAGTTACCAGACATCAATTTCTTGTGTTCAAAGCCCTCTGCAATGTTCTTATTAAATCCATTAGGGCCTATCCAAGCACCTACACCAAACTCTATGCCTGGGACGAACTCTTGGAGGATGAAGTCTCTTCTTTTTCCTGTGTCTTTCCAGCGTTGAAGCATGAAGACCATGTCCGCTGGAGATTTAGATACATAAGATAAAGCCTTGTCTGCATCACCACTGGGTTTAGAGACGTATCGTTTGGGATTAGCTTTAACAAAATCAATAGCTGAGTTGTAGTCATGGAATTCAAAGGATGGTATGACGGATAGTCCCGCCTTTTTCATAATCTCTTGACCATAATCTCGGTCAAGCTCTAATTTGGCACCAAGCATATTAGTGCCGATAATTGGGTAACCTTCTTCGTGATACTTCTCTAATTTACGCATCTCGAATGCGTTATCAGACAATACAATAAGGTCTGCTTGTTTTGCGTATATTTCCCAGTTTTGGATTTGGTCAATTAAACCTTTACCAATCTTAGAACGTTCTTGACCGTGTGGACGTACCCATTGCTTGACTTCGTGTCCTTCTGCAAGACAACGAATACCAAAGTCAACTAATGCACCAGCGGGGTCAAGGAGCAAAATTCTCATTTCATTTTCTTTTTCATTTGTTGCTTAGACTTACCAGCTTTAGACAAAGCAATAGCTACAGACTGCTTCTGTGGATAACCCTCACCCTTGAGCTTCTTAATATTCTTGGATACGGTCTCTTTAGAACTACCTTTTGATAATGGCATATTATTTTCCTTCCATGAGTTGTACACCAGTTGCAGATGTTTGTGCTCCCGCAGTTAATATTCCTGCACGGATTAATTCATTTCTAACACGCTCTAATATAGGAGTTGCATTACCACCCTTTTTACGGATAGATTCAACTTCTTTGACTAGTTTTCTAAATGGTGCCATTTCTTTTGGAGTGGCTAATTCAGAATCAACTAACAGATTATCAATGCGTTTAAATTCTGCGTCTAGTTTTTCTACAGGAGTATTAGATAATTTCTCTTTAATTGCTGCAGCTAATTCAGGTTTTAATGAAGGGTCTTTAGCAATCTGTTTTGCCATATTTTGTGCTTTAGGCAAACTACCATATTGAGACACAATGAAAGGAATCTTATCTTTAGCTTCTGCATCTTTTTCAAGTTTGAATGCAGAACGATAACTCTTTTCAGGATTGCCTAATCCATTTTTTTCAGACCATACAGCAAAAGAATTTCTTAATTGTTCACGGACATCTTTGTCTACAGTAGCAGATATGGCTTTCTTACCTTCTTCAACTTTAGGTTGCCAGTTACGGATAATGTTATCTACCGTTTGTGCATAACGTTGTCTTGAGGCAAGACTACCCATATCGCTACCAAGAGCTTGTTTGAGTCTATTAAAGTCTTGGGAGCTAATACCACCACCATCAGGGCCGATTTCAACTAATGGTTGTAATGACTTTAAAAATTGTTTGTATTCAGGACTAGCAGAGAATCTCTCGTTTACTGGTAGCTTATTGGTAGCTTGGTTTACGCCAGTATAAAACTCATCACGAAGAGCCTCTGATACCTTTTGACCAGGTTTCAAGTCACGTGGAATTGCAGTCTCACCAGTAGGCTCAAGAGAAGAAGGTTTAACTCCTTTTGCAGGGACACGCATATCTGTGCCTGGTGCCATAACTTCTTTACCAGTAGTTGGTTCATAGATAGGAACCTTCTTACCAAATCCATACTGTTCTTTAAGGGCCTGTTGAGTCTCTTGTTCAAATTTATTGGTTACTTCTCCTTCAACTCTGCCAGTGGGTTTGCCAAATATTTGAGCTTGACGTGCAGTTGCTTGTTGAGCCTTTATTTCAGGAGATTGACCAAAGATACCACCAGCATAAGAAGCGGCTAAAGGAATGTTACCTTTACCAGCATAGTATGCAGACTTAACAAGGTTAGTAGCAGATTGAGTTAGTTTTTGACCTGCAATATCACCAATACTTGCAGATAATATTTCTAATGGAACTTTAACCGCAGTAGGAGCACCAGCAGATTCTGCAGCCTGTCTTGTAATATCACTTGCTGCACCGCCTAATGCACCGCCTAACATACGTTGAGTAGGTGGCACTAATTCCATTGCCATACCAATTGGTTTGGTAGCTGGAATTGCAGATAATAATTTAGGTAATGCTAATCCTGCAGCAGCACCAAATCCTGTAGCACCACCAGCTTCCATTAAACGTTCTTTAGGAGATAGCTGAGTAGGCTTTGTAGGCTCCATAGACACTTCTTGTCCTGTTACTCTACCAATGCCCTTAATTGCTGCTTCAGGAAGTGCTGTAGCCCGTTTAAGGATGTCCTTTACGGAATACTTAGAAGAAGGTTCTTCCTTTTTTGTTGGAGCATCTTCCCATTTACTGCCAGCAGGAGAGACTGTTGCCGAAGCAGATGGAGCATCTTCCCATTCAGCCATTATTTAGCCTTTCTTTGAACCTTGCCAGTTTCAGGATTTATACGATAATCATATTTGCTAGGCTCATAGGAACCAAACGCTGAAGATGCAGCAGATTGAATATCAGGTTTAGCTTCTGCAGGTTTAGTTTCTGCAGTTGGTACTTCACGTTTAATTGTAGATGGGTCAATACCATAACGCTTAGTAGATTTACGGTCAGATTCTGCTAAGTTACGATATACACCTACTGCAGAAGTAGGAGACAATCCTTCTAGACCAAGAACATCTTTTTGTAATCTTAATTCAGATACTAGAACACGACCACCACCAGAGGCTGCTAATGCACGGGCGTTAATAACGTCAACGGCTTTCTTAGCAATTAAACGGGCTGCAGTAATTTCATCTTTAGGAGCACCGCTCTTTTCAAGTTTATCTGCTTCTGCGTTAATGATTTCAGTAGCTGTTTCAGCACCTTCTTTATCGTAACGAGATGGCAGGAACTTATCAAAGTTCTTATAAAAGCTACCAACCAAACCTGCTGCTGCTGGATTTTGTTGAACTAATGTAGCCAACTCATCTGTAAGTGCTGCTGCTTCTAATTTAGATGAAACTGCAGGAACTTCTTTAGGCCCAAGTTTAGATATTTGGTCTGCTGGAATATAATTTTTAAGACCTTCAACTTGTCCTCTAACATCTTTATATTCTTTGCCAGAAATAGCACCGCCTAATTCACGCATTGCTATAGTAAATCGTTCTTCTTTACGCTTCTCATCACGTTGTGCTCTAGCTTCTTGTTCACGTTTACGGTTAGCATCAACAATCTTTTGTTGAACTTCCATAGGAGCCATTTGAATAACCTTTTTGAGGTTCTCAGGGCTATAGTCTGTAGGAAAATTAGTAGGAATAGGAATACCAGTATTTTGCCAACCTTTGACAACGTTATCCCAATCTTGTGAATTTTGAGCAGTACCTAATGAATACAAAGCATCATTAGTAGCTTTTTTAACTAATCCTTGACCTTCTTTTTGGAATCTCATTCCTTCGTCACGTAAACGACGACCAGCATCTGTTAAACGTTCTTTACGAGTTGGGTCAGTTTCAAATCTAGCTTGACGCAATAATTGGTCTCCCTGCTTAACTGCAGTAGAACCTTGTAATAATAAGTTATTTGTTTCACCAGCTACTGTAGGCATTCCTTGGTCATCTGCTAGTTTCCACGTAGTAGGAACTACAGTTCTAGCTTGTTGAGCTAAAGGAGATGTTCCAGCTTGTCCAGCCATTTGTCCCAATGCTGGTGTTTGTTCTGCTTTAGCTTCTTTTAATTGTTCTTCTACAGAAATATCTTTAAGTTCTTGTTCTTTAGGTGCTCTCATGCCTTCTTTAAATGACCCATAAGGGTCATAAGAAGTGGCTAAATTAAATAGTTCTGTACCGAGTGCCATGTTAAGATACCTGCCTATCTGGGGATGCTTGATTATACAAAGAGTACAAAGTAGACAGTGGGCTTACAATATTGCCTAGACCACCAGCAATAGACTGAGCACCACCTAAATTGCCTCCTAATCCACCAGCAAGTAAATTAGCTTGTGCAGTAGCAGCAGATGCAGGAGATTGTGTAGCACCAGTTAAGGAGGCTAACATATTTTCTTGTTGGTTTAAGCTAGATTGAGCATATTGTTGACCAAATTGATTGGCCTGTAACAATGCACCACCTGATACTAAATTACCCTGTGCAGCTTGTCGAGCTTGTTGAGCTTGTAAACCTTGTTGTAAATTAAATTGGTAGCCTGGGGTTGTAGTAACTGTATTAGGATTTTGTAACAAGTTAAACAACTGTGCAGACAATTGAGATTGATATGGTTGGAATGGGGCTGCTTGAGGGGCTAATGCGGCAATTTGTTTGCCAGCTTGTTGAGCTTGCACTCCACCTGCAATTCTAGCTGCACCACCGCCTAATTGTGAAAGTGCATTTAATCCGCTAACAATTCCACCAGCAGTTGATGCAGTTCCAAGAATATTACCTAACCCGCCACCTGCTGCACCACCCGCTCCTGCTCCTGCAGTTCCAAGACCTAATCCTGCTTGTTGTTCTAACGTGGCTAATGATGGGGGAACAATGTTGGCTGTGCCTGCTGCTGAAGGGGCGGCTGCTCCAATATCGGCTGCCGCTCCACCACCACCAACGTCGGCTGCGACTGCTGCTCCAGTGTCTGCGGCTGCGGCACCTCCAACATCTGCTGCACCACCAGCTAATGTAGAAACATCAACGCCAGCGGCTGCGGCATCGGCTGCTGAAGCAAATCCTAGGTCTGCTGCTGCGGCATCTGCTGCTGCACTTCCTAGTATGTCTACTCCAATTGCATCACCTATAATCGGTGCTGCTACTTCTGCTGCTGCGGTAAAACCCATATTCTATCCAATCATCTTAGTGAACACTCGTTCAGTTTCTCTGTATCCTAAACGGTCAAAAATCGCTCCAACATCGTGGTGCAGTTTAGTGTTCATAGCGACTCGTTGGACACCGTATTTCTTTAAGATTTCCTCAGTCTTGATGAACAATTTTACACCAGTCAAACCTTTTCGATACTCTTTTGCTATATAAAAAATGTCATTAAATGCCGTTAAACTGTCTTTATAATGCAAATGGTACTTAATAATACAAACACAATAACCAATCAATTTAGCATCATCACGGGCGGTTATTATTCGCATAGTCCCAGAATCGCATAAACTTTTATAAATTCCGTAATCAGGATTAAGTTTGATAGCGTCTTTATCTAGTGCTATTTCGTTGTAATGGTCATCCAATAATGGCTTAATTTGGTCAATAACATCGTTATACTGTTCTTCTTTATATTCAATCACGAATCCCCCGATTCCACGTCAACTTCAAAATATTCAAGTCGTAATGGTACATTATCAGAGTGAAGTAGGTCAAACGCACGTCTACGACCCTGTCCTAGTCTATGGACTTCGGATTTAGAGGTGTTTAGATTAACGTTTTGCCATGCAGAAAAGGTTTGGTAGTCATCGCTGGTATACCTTAATAAGGCAAAGGAATCTACCTTATCTCCTACTATCTGTACGCTTCTCCAAAACTTACGTAAGTTTGTACCGCCATCTACTAAGGGAGTACGGCAAAATACGTTAATAGGGTTGCCATAGTCTTGATAGGTATTAGGGTCAAACTGGTAAATAGTGCCTAAATTAGCGTGTTGTAGCAAGTCTACTGTTCCGTATTTAGCGTAGTATTGGCCTAAGAAATAGGTCTCTTGGTTATTTTCTACAGAACTCCAATATGTCCATCCCTGTTGAGAGAAGTCATATACTAGGGTATACCCTAAGTCTCTTAGAGTTATGATGTAAAGTGAGTGGCCTGAAATCTTGATACTGAACGCATAGGCAGATGCTGGATTACAGTTATTGATAATACGTTCAATATATTGATTAGAAATGATTTGCGGGGTTTGTCCCGACAACGCCATAATCTGATAACCCTTTTGTCTTGCAGTAGACATCCATATCAAGGTGTTATCCATTTGGACTAAAGAGTTCTCAGCAGCAATACCTATTTGCAGTACTGAGTTTTGAAATGGTAATAAAGGGCTACCTGGGGAGTTACCTGCATCATAGAAGAACTCCATGTGGTATGAACCATAGGTAACGATGTAGTTAGCCGTTCTACCAATAGCCAATAATGGGTCGGCAGCAGACACTACACCAATGTAGTTAATTGCTTGCCAAGTGGTTGGGTCTTCTACGTTAGAGTTATACAGTAACCCACTAGGAGTCCCAACGATATAATATCCGTCCACAAACACCGCACCTGCGACAGTAGCAGCAGGATAAGAAGTAGTAAAGGTAAGAGTAGTGGCTCCAGAAGCTGTAGCATTTGAACTTAAAGTTAAAGCAGTTCCATAAATTGATAACACATAAGTGCCAGTACTCTTACCTT